TGGCGAGCCCCTGCTCTATAGTTTTTGTGCTGCCGCAAAATCGGCAGCCGGGCGTGGAAACCCGAGCAACTCAATGGCGACACAACACGCGCCTGGCGTGTTTTTTTATGTCGATGCCTCAGCGCACCTGTTTTTTGCACAGTGGTTTCTTAACCGCTGTGCTTATCAAACAATGGTAGCTCAGGCGGGGCAGCCTTCGGGCTGGCCGGTATTCATTGAGGCCGGTATTTCCACCCCCGTCTGGGCTACCACCCATAAGCGTGGAAACTTCGGTGGTAGCAATAACCATTACTCAATGGAGGCTGCCACCATGGCTACAACCCTCACCACGCCACACCCTAAATTTACGTTCCTGTTCGCCGCCGTTCGCCGTGCTGAACCTAAAGCGCCGGTTTGTATGCTGCGCTCCGCCGCCGACAATGAAGATTCTGCCCGTCGCCTGTTTGCCCGCGACTATGTGCTGTGCTTTGCCGGTCGCCTGCCCGCTCAGGAGGCCGCATGAACAAGCTCGCGTCCTTCTATTTCCCCAACACCCATTACCCTATTCCGCATGCTGATTTCCTGCGCCTACAACACGCGCACAACGTCGGCGTGATGTTCCTCGACATGCTTGATACGCAGGACACCTTCGGGCATGTACCCAGCGGCGATCAGCTGAATTCCATGGCCTCCGTTGTTGCGCTGCTGACTGACCAGCTAGGCAAAGTGGTAGACACCTGCGAGACCGCCATAAAAACGCAAATGGAGGATGTCTACGAATGAATACGACTCAGCAATCCTGCCTGCCGGCTGAAGTGCTCACCGCCCTCTACCGGCGCGCCCTGGCACAGGCTTATCTCGATGCCTGTACCGCCTACGGCGTTGAAACCGGCTACTCGCTTGATGAACTGCAAATGACCATCGCAAAAGAAGTCGAAAGCTACTATGTCCGTCAGCACGGCGCAAAGCTGGGTATGGACATCGCCTGCGCCATGCTGCGCGACATGGTGCAGCCCGATATTTTGGTGGCAAAACCCCGCCTGACACCGCTCGGAGAATCCATGATGGATGAACTGTTCCGGCCTTATCTTCACACCACTCCTGAAACCACGCTGCACTGACAGAGGCGCACATGACACAAATGATTGTTAAAAACACCGTGAGCGCCGCAAAAGGCCGCTGGCCTCAGCTTCTTTCCGCGCTGGGAATAAACGTTGCCCCTCACGGGCATCATTCTCCCTGCCCCGTTTGCGGGGGAAAAGACCGCTTTCGCTTCGATAATCGTGAAGGAAGAGGCACCTGGATATGTAACCAATGCGGTGCCGGTGACGGATTAAACTTGGTTGAGAGAAAACTGGATATCAGTGTGAAAGAAGCCGCCGTGAAGGTGGCTGAAATTCTGGGAGAGGTTCAGCCTCTTGCGGTTCATCACGACGAGGCCGCAGAACAAAAGCAAAAAGACAATGTCCGCCATAGGGCAGCCGGTCAGGCCAAAGCGCTGGTGAATGCCGCCCGTAAAGCGGCAGGCAATGCCTATCTGAAGAATAAAGGCTGGCCGGATAAGGAAGCGCTGAACTTACAGGGCAGCGGCCTGCACGTGGGCGGCATAGATTTCGCGGCGGGTGATCTGGTCATTCCGCTTTATGATTTGTCAGGTCACCTGGTCAACGCCCAGCTCATTAACGAGTCGGGGGAAAAACGCATGCTTGCGGGTGGACAGGTTACCGGCGCTGCTTATCATTTTGAAGGGAACGACAACACTGTTATCTGGATGGCAGAAGGCTATGCAACCGGCCTGACAATACATGCGCTGACGGGTGAGACCGTGTATGTGGCACTGAGTGCCAATAACTTCCCTCATCTGGCTGAGTGCCTGCGTGAGAAATACCCTGACGCCTTGCAGCTTATGGCGGCAGATAATGATGAGAACGGCACAGGACAGAAGAAAGCGAAAGAAGCCGCAAATCTGGTCAACGGGAAGGTTGCGATCCCCTTAATCGCCGGTGACTGGAACGATGTATTCATGCAGGAAGGTCGTGACAAAGCGCTAGAACAGCTCCGCGCTTTTACTCTGCAATCTCCTAAGAGCCCCTTTGAAACGGTCAGTGATGCCGATCTCAAGGCCATGAGCCAGAGTGAGAAGTGTGAACTGCTGATAGTCCATTATGAACACCGTCTGGCTATGCCTCCGGTGGGGGAAGATCTTTGCCGCTATGAGAACGGGGCTTGGCTGGTATTGCCGCACAGGATCCTCAGCCGTGAAATTGCCGCTCTATTTCAGAAAGCACAAGCGCCTTTTTCAGCGCCCCTCATTAGCGGCATGATCGAAACCCTAAAGCTCATGGTGCCTGAAATGAGCAAGCCCGCACGTCACTTAATTGGTTTTCGCAATGGCGTTTTTGACACCCGTACCGGAAGTTTTAGCCCTCACCGCAAAGATAATTGGTTGCGTACCGTCAACAGCGTGGATTACTCGCAGGCCAAGCCAGGGGAAAATCTTGCCGAGCATGCCCCTCACTTCTGGCAATGGCTGACGCGGGCGGCAAACCAGCAAAGCGAAAAGCAAGAGCGCATTCTCGCGGCGCTTTTCATGGTTCTGGCGAACCGGTATGACTGGCAATTGTTCCTTGAAGTGACAGGACCAGGCGGCAGCGGTAAAAGCGTCATGGCAGCCATAGCGCGCATGCTTGCAGGAAATGACAATACCACCTCAGCCAGCATCGAAACGTTGGAGTCCTCCCGCGAACGGGCTTCCCTGGTGGGATACTCACTGATCATCTTACCCGACCAGGAGAAATGGAGCGGCGACGGTGCAGGGATTAAAGCCATCACCGGCGGCGATGCGGTAGCCATTGACCCGAAATACCGTGACGCTTATTCAGCACATATCCCGGCGGTGATCCTGGCAGTGAACAACAACCCGATGCAGTTCAGTGACCGTAGCGGCGGCGTATCGCGTCGGCGGGTGATCATTACCTTCCCCGAAGTCATATCGGCTAAGGAACGCGACCCAAAACTGATCGAGAAAATAGAGGGGGAGCTCGCAGTAATTGTCCGCCATCTGATGGGACGCTTTGCAGAGCCTGGCGAAGCCCGCGCACTGCTGGAAGCACAGCAAAACTCCGACGAAGCACTGGAAATCAAACGAAGTTCAGATTCACTGGTCGATTTTTGCGGCTACCTGCTCGCGGTTCAGGCACCCAGTGGGTTGTATATGGGCAACGGAAACATACGCCCGTCAAATCCTCGCAAATACCTCTATCACGCCTATCTGTCATTTATGGAGGCGCGCGGCCATCAACACCCGATCAATCTCTCACTCTTCGGTAAGTTCATCCCGCAAACGATGAAAGAGTATGAGATTGAATTTTTAAAGAGAAAGACTAATCAGGGCGTGCAAACCAATCTGATATTAAACGAGGACTGCGAAGCTGATTGGTTGCCAAAGAGCGACATCAATCAAGTTTGAACAGAAACCGGCTCAGGCCGGTTTTTTCATATGGCAAGGTAGGTGGTCACTTGAAAGTGAACAGGAATGAACAGCTCAGCACAAGGTAATCACTACATAATCAATTGAAATATAATGAATAAATAGAAAAGTGAACACTGTGAACACTTTTCTAATAAATCTTTTATTTGAGCTTTAGGATCTATTTTGTTTGGTGACCTTCGCATACTCATAAGGAGTTGTATGTCGCTCTTGATTTAGATCCAAGTAATCAGCCCACCACTGAACCATCAGCCTACGCTCTTCCAGATGTTCGGCTTTGTGAATATAAGCAGCTCTTACTCCATTACGTTCCTGATGACTCATTTGCCGCTCAACTGCATCTGTAGACCATAATCCAGACTCAACCAAAGCACTACATGCCATCGCCCTAAAGCCATGTCCGCACACTTCTGTTTGAGTATCAAACCCCATAGAACGAAGAGCTTTGTTTACTGTGTTTTCGCTCATCGGTTTATGTGGATGATGATCACCAGGAAAAACAAGATCGTTCTTTGTATTAAGATCTCGAATTTGCTCAAGCAGGGATAATGCTTGCGACGAAAGAGGAACCAAATGGACAGTACGCATTTTGGAACCTCGTTGCGAATGCTTGACCCCCTCGATCGGCACTCGTTCGGCTGGTATTGTCCAAAGAGCCTTTTTGAAATCAATTTCTTCCCAACGAGCAAAACGCAACTCACTCGATCTAATAAATACATAGAGAGTCAACCTGACCGCTAAGCCAGTTAAAACTCTCCCCCTATGAGAATTAAGTCGATTGAGTAGTTCCGGAAGGCGCTCAAGTTTTAAAGCAGGTCTATGTACAGCCTTACGAGTTGTAATTGCTCCAGCTAAATCTTGTGCAGGATTGCGAGATATTAGACCGCTTTGAACAGCAAAGCGCATGATTCCAGTAATGCGTTGTTGTAATCGAGAAGCAACGTCTAAACGTCCACTTAATTCAACCTCTCTTAAAGGAACGAGCAGGTTTTTAGTTTCTAAATCAGCAATATGCCAATTACCGATTGCAGGAAAGATATTTCTTTCCAGATCGCGCATAACCCTTATCGCGTGGCCTTCAGACCATCTCTTGTTCGTAGCGTGCCAGTCTCGCGCAACTTTTTCGAAGGTGAGCGTGTCATGAATAGCTTCTAATTTATTAGTCTCTTTTTGAGCTGCTGGACTGATTCCATCAGCGAGCAATGCCCTTGCTTCGTCCCGTTTTTCTCTTGCTTTCGATAGCGTTACAACAGGGTACGCACCAAATGCGATTCTGCTTTCTTTACCTTCGTAACGATACTTTAGATACCAGCGCTTAGAACCATTAGGTTTGACTAATAGGTAGAGTCCATAAGCATCTGTGAGTTTATATTCTTTTTCGCGGGGCTTTGCTGTGCGGGCTGCTATGTCGGTGATAGCCATAAATTGGGGGTCAATCCTTTATCGAACCAAGCTGACCCCCATTGTG